TCAAAGCTTGGGCTGACGGTGAAATCATAGAGCGTTATAGTCGTACACACGGTATATGGTTTCGAGAATTCTTTCCTGATTGGAATGATTGGGGTATGTACCGTATTCGTGACATAGAGAATGGTATATGTGGTGAGGATTCAGATCCTTTTGAACTTGATTTACCGGGACACAGATGATGGATTATATATGGGACATAGAGACGTACAAGACAGCGTTCACATTCTCAGCGATTAGTGCTGACGAGTCGCATGCTGTAGCGTTTGAATGTTCACATCGAAAGAACGAAGCTGACAAGCTGTTCAGTTTCCTTGGAGAACTCAAGCGTAAGAAGCACAGGATGGTGGGGTACAACAACATAGGCTTCGACTATCCTGTGTTGCATGACCTCATCTCTGTGTCTGAGAAGGCACTCACTGTGTCGGGTAAGGCTGTGGCTACGAGGGCGTATAAGAAAGCACAGTCGATCATTGGTAGTGACGACAGGTTTGGTCACATCATCACTGACAAGTCACAGTATGTGCAGCAGATTGACCTGTACAAAATCATGCACTTCGACAACCCTGCAAGGGCTACATCGTTGAAGGCGCTTGAGTTTAATATGAAGGCCGACAGCATCGTTGACTTGCCATATGATCCGCACTCTGACCTGACAGATGACCAGATAGATGTGTTGTTAAAATACAACATGCACGATGTGAAGATGACATTGCAGTTCTACAAGGAATGCCTGTCACAAATCACATTCCGTGAAGAGTTGTCTACAAAGTATGGTCGCAACTTTCTCAACCACAACGATACAAAGATCGGCAAAGACTACTTCATCATGAAGCTTGAAGAGAACATGCCTGAGAGTTGCTATCGTATTGGCAAGAAGGGTGAGCGTCACATCAACCAGACAAAGCGACAAGTCATTCACATCAAAGATTGCCTGTTCAACTACTACGACTTCAAGCGTCCTGAGTTTCAGCTTGTGTTGGAATGGTTTGCTGCACAGTCTTTGACAGAAACAAAGGGTGCATTGTCTGATATTGAAGAGAGTGATCTTGGTGACTTAGCTGCTTATGCTGAGATGGTGACGAAGCGTCAGAAGTGGTTCAATAAACCAAGCGATGATGTTGTTGCCTTGTTTAAAGAACAACATCCACTAGGCTGGGTGTCAGAGGAAGAGTTGAAGGCTAAGAAGAAGGGCGAGAAACAGTACAGCTATTGGAAGAACTGGAAAGTTGCTACCAACTTGAACGTGACAATCAATGGCTTTCGTTTCGACTTCGGTACTGGTGGTATTCACGGATCTATTGAGAGCACCATCGTCAAAGAAGATGACAAGTACATGATCGTTGATGCTGACGTTGCTTCGATGTATCCCAACATTGCCATTGCCAATCGTGTATTCCCTGAGCACTTGTCTGAGAAGTTCTGTGACATTTACCAAGACGTATACGAGCAGCGTAAGAGCTACCCCAAGGGCAGCGCTGAGAACGCCATGCTGAAGCTTGCATTGAACGGTGTGTATGGGGATAGCAACAACAAGTACAGCCCCTTCTATGACCCTCAGTACACGATGACAATCACCATCAACGGTCAGTTGTCGTTGTGCTTGTTAGCTGAGAAGCTGATGGACATTGAAGGCTTGACTATTGTGCAGGTCAACACTGACGGTATCACTGTGAAGCTACCTCGTGACAAGCGTGATCAGTACGACAGAGTCTGTGATCTATGGCAGAAGCAAGTTGGTTTGCAGCTTGAGTATGCTGAGTATTCAAAGATGATTATTCGTGACGTGAACAACTACATTGCTGTGTACACTGACGGTAAGGTGAAACGTAAGGGTGCTTATCAATACGAAGGACTAGGCTGGCATCAAGATCAGGGTGGTCTTATCATTCCAAAGGCTGCTGAAGCTGCTATGTTGCATGGCATTCCACTTGACGTATACATCAAAGGTCATAAGAACAAGTATGACTTCATGCTCAGGGTTAAAGTGCCACGTAGCAGCAAGCTTGTGATGGTGATGCAGGATGGTACAGAAGTGCAGCAACAAAACATCTGCAGGTTCTATGCTTGCAATGCTGGTGGTGCTCTTGTTAAAGTGATGCCGCCCTTGAAGGAAGAAGCTGAGTCACGCCGCATAGGTGTTGGTGAAGGCTATGGTATGTGGACATGCAACGACATTAACGACTTCACTTGGAAGGATGTCGATTACAAATACTACATTGACGCTGCTGAAAAGCTAGTGATACAATGAAGCATGTAGGAAGCTGACCCCTACTGAATTGGTCAGCATTTAAATCAAAGGAAACTCAAATGAGTGACAAGTTGAAATTGAAAGCTACAGTTTATTGGGCTTTTCTGAATCGTAAAAACGAAATGGCTGACGCATACACGGTTGATCTGTGTAACCTGTCTGACAAAGCAGTGGCTGCACTGGAAGAAATGGGCATCTCTGTACAAGAGAATCTGGAGAAGAAGCCTGAGCAGGGTAAGTACATCACCTGCAAATCGCAGCGTCCTATCAAAGCCTTTGATACTGACAATGATGAAATCGTTAAGGAAATTGGCAACGGCAGCAAGGCTATCTGCATGATCGGTAGCTACGCTTGGACGTACAAAAACAAGAAGGGTGTTAGCCCTTCATTGGCTAAGCTGGTTGTTACAGACTTGGTTGCCTATGCTGGTGGTAGCAACATCTCTGAAGACGACGAAGACGTTCTGTAAATGATAGCGCTTCTGGACTCGGACATTTATTGCTACCGAGCCGCAGCAGCATGTGAGAATGAAGATGAGGCGCAGGCTATCAGATCGGTAGACTCCCTCATCATCAACACTCTCATGTGTGGCGTAGACAAGTGTGGCTATGTTGATGAATGGAAACTCTTCCTTACAGGCAAGGGTAACTTCAGGAATGACGTAGCCATCACAGCCCCCTATAAAGGCAACAGAGCAGACAAGGTGAAGCCACAACATCTGGCTGCACTGCGTAAGCATCTGATGCGAGAGTGGAAGGCTGACATGTCTAAAGGTCAAGAAGCTGATGACTCCATTGCTATTGAAGCTACAAAGCTTGGTGACAATGGGGTCATTGTTTCGTTGGATAAAGACCTAGACCAAGTGGCAGGGTGGCATTACAACTTCGTCAAGAGGGAAGCGTATTACATATCTGAAGCTGAAGGATTGCTCAGGTTGTACATGCAGATCTTGACAGGCGATGCTGCCGACAACATCATAGGACTTCGTGGTATTGGTAACATCAAAGCTAGGAAGATGCTGGAAGATGCAGCAGATGAAACAGAAATGTTTCAGCGTTGTGTCGCAGCCTATGATGATAACGAAGACAGGGTAGTTGAGAATGCCCGTCTACTTTTCTTACGAAGACACGAAGGACAAACATGGACAGCCCCTTTAAACCGAATGACGTAGCCGCCGTGATGCGTCCCATCATGGGTAGTAATGGTGATTGGACTGGTGAGTTTGAATTGATGGTGTGTGTTGTTGGTCCGGTTACGCTGGACGAGGAACACATGCGAGACTTGGTTGGTATTGGAACACTGATGGCAACATCAGTATCAATAATGGAAGAAGATAAAACCTTCACTGCAAGACTCTTGAAGAAGTGTGATGAGCTTTATCAAGATGATAAGTTTGATGTTGGTGACGAAAGAGTTGTGGACAAAGATCACGTGCTAACCTCATACAGCAAAACCATTGGGGGCATGCAATGAAGAAGTGCAGCAACTGCCTTTACTCAGATGTCGATGGTGCTGAAGAACCATGCGATACCTGCACTGCTGATGGTAGCAATTGGGTTTCAATGAGGGCGTTAGACATTCAGATTTCTGGCAATCATTACAAAGACCTAGCAATTCAGCCTGTTGAGTACATCTATGCCAACGGCATTGGTTATTTCGAGGGCAACGTCATCAAGTATGTCAGTCGATGGCGTAACAAGAACGGCATCAAGGACTTGGAGAAAGCTAAGCACTACATTGATCTGTTGATTGAACTGGAAGGAAAAAGAAATGACAAAGGTAACAGTGACGTTTGAAGCTGAAATTGATGTTGATGATCTTGGTGCTGAGTATGCCAATGAGGACTACCTTGTTGAGACAGTTAAGGAACACATCATCTATGCCATGAGTAGGCTTGATGCTGACATTACATTCAACAAGGTTGATGTGGAAGGGCTAGAATGAAACTAACAATCACTGATGCCGAGAATGGTTTTGTTGTTGACGTGCAAGAGAACGAGGATACTCATTACTACTTCGTTGCCTTGGACATTGACGATGTTGTTGCCATTGTTCAGAACATCCTAGTCGAACCTGCTAATACACTTGACATGACCAACGTAGCTTTTGAAGCTGTGCCACGTGACAGATAAGAAACGTAATGGTGGTGAATGGACAGAGGCACGATTCAAATCTTTCGTGACCTCTGCCCTACGTGCTGCATCACGACGATGGCCTCCGAAGTACAAAGCTTTGAAGGAAGCTTTCGTCGCGAAGCAA